CCGAGCCGATCCGCGCGGAAGCACCGCAACCGGAAGCAGCCGACCCGGGCCCGTGCCAGAAGCTGCTGGCGGATGTGCTGGGAATCAAGCAGTATGTGGAGGCAGACAAGCTGGCCAGACGCGCCAAGAATACAGGCCTACCATTTGAACCATACGCCAAGAAGTTCTACCGCGATTGGCAGAAGAGCGTAGCAGGTGCGATCGAGCCACTAACCGGCGTGTGGCAGCAACTGGGGTTTGACCTGAACCCGGAACTAGTGGCCGCGGCCTACGTGGCCCACAACCTGGGCAAGCTGGTCGAGGTGTACGAAAACACCAGCCGAAACGTTCTTGAGTCTGGCGTTAAAACGTTGTTTTCAAAAACGCTGGCGGACTGGCCGCGGCAGCTGGCCAGCGATGTCATACAAGGAGCGCAGCATGTATCGGATTAACAACGCGATTGACGGACAGCCGGCAGAGGTTCTGTTATACGGCGAGATCGGTGACGAGTTCGGCGGAGTGGATGCGACAGCGTTTTATAACGACGTGGCCGCGATTGATGCCCCGGAAATCATCTTCCGCATTTCCAGCTATGGCGGGGACGTCTTCGCAGGCTACGCGGTTTCCAACATCATCAAGCGGATTGACGTTCCCACGGTTACCACAGTTGATGGCGTAGCGGCTTCGATTGCGTCCGTGATCCTGATGGCCGGTGACCGGGTGGAGATGTCCGAAAACTCGATGTTGATGATTCACAATAGCTGGACATCGGTTGCAGTGGCTGGGGATGCCCGAGCGATGGACGAAGCAGCCGAGGGGCTGCAGCGGATGCAGACCACACTGCGGGCAATCGATGATGGAATCGTCAGCGCCTACGCTTCACGCGTTGACGTGGGAGAAGACCAGATCCGGGCATGGATGGACGCGGAAACGTGGTTCACAGCCTCCGAAGCTGTGGGCTTTGGCTTTGCCGATGGCATAGCCGACTCGGCTCCAGCGATCGCGGCCTGCTACGTTCCCGACGGCCGGTATAAGAACACCCCCCGCCACCTGTTGCAGTCTCAACGGATTGTGAGGCCCGAGGAGACCCCGCAGCCGGCAGAGGCTACCAGCTACGCCCGACGCAGTCAGGCAGCGGCGCGGCTACGAATGGACCCTAAATTGTCTTGACTGTTTTCTAGTAATCCGTAAGTTTAATAGGACAACTCAAACAACGCCCTGAGTGTCACTCGGGCGGATCTGCGAAGCCCGTGTTGCGGCGCGGATCACCGACCAGACTTTCAAACCTGGCCGGCGATTCCCGCCGTGTTTTTGTGCGCTGCCGTGTTGCCGGCGATACCCGGAGCACAGCAGATGAACCCGCTGCAGATTCGCGAGAAGATCTCTGAGAAGCACGCCCAAGCCCAAGCAATCGTGGCCCTGGCAGAAGAAGAAGCCCGAGAGCTGACCGACCAGGACCAAACGCAGTTTGACGCCCTGTTGGCGGAGATCGGTGAAGACAAGGGTGAGCAGAGCACAGGGCTCTATAAGAACCTGTACCGCAGCGAGCGATTGGAAGCCCTCCAGCTGGCCATGGCCAAGCCGGCCAACAAGCCGGAAGCAGTGGAAGCGGCAGCGAAGCCCGAACAGGAAGAATACAACATTCGGTCTCTCGGATTCGTGGACACCGGGCCGCTTAAAGCGTTCAAGAACGAGAAGGACGCGTATACAGCGGGGATGTGGATTAAGGCCGCGCTGGCCCGTGATAAAGCCGCAGCGCAGTGGTGCCGTGATCGGGGCGTGGGATTCCGAGGAGCCCAAACCGAGGGAACGGACAGCCAGGGCGGCTATTCGGTGCCAGACGTCTTGGAATCGACGGTGCTGCAGGTTCGTAATCAGGTGGGAATCTTGGGCGAGATTGCCCAGGTTATTCCTATGACCAGTGACGTTATGAAAGTACCAACGCTGGTTAGCGGCCAGACCGTCCAATATCCGGACGAAGCGGCCAGTATCACAGCCTCTGATGCTGTATGGGGCAACGTAACTTGTACCGCCAAGAAGCGCGCGGTCCTGACCAAGATATCTTGGGAACTCATCAACGATAGCGTGGTCAACGTGGCCGACATTATCGCCAGCCGAGCAGGCTACGAGCTGGCGCTGAAAGCTGATGATGAGCTGGTGAACGGCGATGGTTCGGGGTACGGGGGTGTTACCGGCCTGATCAATAAGATTGGTGCAGGCGGCACGGTGACCTCGTCTTCGACAACCTTTGCCGGAATTACCCTGGCCGAGCTTAACACGTTAGCCGGAACACTGCCGGACGCGTACCACGAGGGGGCAAGCTGGATCATGGGCCGTGCCTTCTTTGCGGGCTGTGTCCAGCGGCTAATCTACGCGGCCGGGGGCAATACGGCGCTCAACGTTGCCGATGGCACAGGCGCTCAACTCTTCGGGTATCCGATCCGTTTTGTTTCGGCAATGCCAGCTGAAGACGTATCAATCTTCGGGTGTTTCCTGGGGCAATTTGAGCAGTCCGTGATCCTCGGCCAGCGTACTGGCATCGACGTAATGACGAGCGAGCACGCGTATTTCGCAGAAGATGTGCTGGCCGTGAAACTGATCAGCCGTTACGACACGCAGGTGTACCGCGGTGACGGTGCTTCGGCGAACGGTTTCGTAGGTCTCAAAACCGCAGCGAGTTAATAAATGCATGTCAAGTTCCTATCTGATTGGCGTGGATATCGGGCGGGAACTGTTCGGGCCATCGGTGCCGGTGAGGGGGAGCTGTTGATTCTTCGACAGTTCGCCCAGCCGGCCGAGGCTCCGGGCAGCGAATCCCCGACACAACCGAAGCCCAAACGGAAGCGGGTGAAGCGTGCACGTGCAAACCGTACAGCCAACGCAGCTGGCAGTTAGTCTCGACGAGGTCAAGGATTACCTTTACGTCACCTCGACCGACGACGATTCCTTGATCCAGCGCCTGATCTTCCAGGCGGCTGGGTTTCTGGAGTCCCGCTTCAAGTGCGCGATTATGTCCCAGACTTGGGAGCTCCACCTTGATTCGTGGACCGACGAACGGTACGTGATCGAGGGAGCTATCCAGGTGGCCCGGCCACCGTTCGGCGCGGTCAGCTCCATCAACTATCTCGACGCGGCCGGAGCAAGCCAGACCCTGGCGGCTAGTCAATATCTGGTAGCAGCCCAGGGCATCTATGCCCGGATTGTACCGGCCAAGGGCGTCAGCTGGCCCAGCCTGTACAGCGTGGCCCAGTATACGGCGGTCACGATCACGCACACCTGCGGCCATGCGACACAGTCCGCGGTTCCGTACCTGGTGCGGCAGGCGATCAAAGACTACTGCGACGGCGTCTACAACAACCGATCGGCATCCATGCGGGAAGAGTTCCTGGCCCAGCTGGATGCGGAGATGTCTTGCGTGGGAGCACAAATCGCCTATGGCTAAGGTGCTCGACAAGTTCAACACCGGAACGCTCCGGCACGTGTTGAAGATCCAGGAACCTCCCAGCGGGACCGGGACACGCGGGGAACGTACGGGCGACTGGTCTGACGTGGCCACGGTACACGGGAGTATTGAGACCCTCAGCGGTGACGAGGTGATCCAGGCCCACCAGCTGGCGGGAATCTGTTCGCACCGGGTCACGATCAGATACCACAGCGGGCTGGACGTTCGCATGCGGTTCAAGTTCGGGGATAAGATTTTCAACTTCGTCCATATCAACAACGTCGACCAGCTGAACCGGGTACTCCTGATCCTCTGCAAGGAGGACGTCTAGATGGGACGCAACCCGAAACAGCGCGGAGGATTTGACCCGGTTGGCCTGGGCGGTGCGAAGTTCGGCAAGGAACAGCTCACGTTCAGGCTCGACGGAGTCAAGGAAAGCCAGCGGGCCTTTCTGGCACTAGACGACAAGCTGAAACGCAGCGTAACACGCAAAGCCGTTAACGCGTCAGTTCGGCCGGCGGTCAAGATGGTCCGCAAGCTGACGCCCAGGAATACGGGCCTCCTGCGTCGATCGATCACGCACCGGGTAAAGAGTTACCGCAAGGGTGGAATTCTCGTTGGTGTGGTTGGCCAGCGGACCGGCGGCAGTACCAAGGCCTTCCAGAAGGCAGCCGAAAAGGCCAAGGGCGCAGCTGGCCGCGGTGGCCTGTCAGGCCGTGGCGTAGCACCGCCCCTGCACCTGGTAGACCAGCCGGTAAAGGCCCACAAGATCAAGCATAGCCAAGCCGAGCTGTCAGCGTTCACGGGCAAGGAACAGGGCTCGTTGGTCTGGAAACAGTCCGGACGCGTGAACTATGCCCAGGAAGTAGACCACCCTGGCACCAGCGGCAAGCGGTTCATGATCAAAGCGGCCATTCTCACGCGCAACCAATGCCTGTTGGAATTCAAAAAGAAGTTTAACGCGGAAGTAACCGCGGCCGTGTTGAAGGTGGCTCGGACGTCTGCAGGAGGTGCCAAGTAATGGCCAGCCTGGGCGAAGATTTCCGCACGTTCCTTCTTGCCAGTTCCGACATTGCGGCGCGAGTGGGAACCCGTGTCTATCAGAACGAGGTGCAGCAGGAAGAGGGCGCGGCGCTGTCCGATTACATCTGGTACGAGCGGGCGAACATCGAGCGCGAAGATACGCTGGACATGTCAGCCGGGGAGCGGCCTTGGGTTGAGTTCCTCAACGTGGAAGCGGTTAGCACCGACATCGACCAAGCGTTAGACCTGGCGGACGACCTGCGAGCGCTGCACGGCAGCGGCCCGGGAGACTTCGGGGGCGGGACAGCCCAAGCGGTTTTCGTAACCGATCAAACAGACGATTACATCCCCAGAGGTGATGGAGATGGCGGCCGGCATGTGGCCGCATTGAGTTTTCAAGTAATAGGCCACAGCCCAACATAAACAGGAGTTTTCAGCATGGCACAGAAAATGGCGGCCTATGGGGCCATCGTTAAATACGGATCAACGGCCGTTGGCGAGGTCCGCAGCGTCACACCACCGAGCAACGTTCGGGAACGGGTGGAGAGCGATGATTTATCGAGCACGATCAAGACCAGCCTTCCCGGCATTTACGCGGAAGATGAGATCGAGTTCGTCCAGCTGTATGAGCCCGGTGACGCAGACCACGAAGCGATTAACACGCTACAGGCAAATCAAACAACCAGCGCGTGGTCACTGGTCTACCCGCCCAAGCCCGATGGGGACGGCACGACCACAGCCACCCAAACCAAAACATTCAACGCCATTGTGATGGACATCACAGAGGCCGAGATGGACAACTCCAGCATTATTAGCCGGACCGTAACACTTGGCCGGCAAGGAGCGATCACCACGTCTTAACAGGAGGCACGGCAGGCAATGTTGACTCTGGGAGAGCTGAAGGAAAAACGGCCAACGCGGGTTACTATCGACGTTCCCGAATGGGGCGGCGCTGTGATCCTCGACCGGCTGACGGCGCGGGAGCAGCTGGCAGTGGCGGCGGAATTCGAGACGCTCGGAGATGGGAACGACCAGGCCAAGGGAATATCGGCGATTGTTTCTCTGCTTTCCCGGTCCGTGGTGGCCGAGAGTGGAGAACGGCCGTTCGATTCCGAAGACGGCCGGGAGTTCCTCAAGCACGAATCGTTACCGCTGCTAAGCCGGGTTGGTAATGAGGCCATGGCACTGCACGACCTGGGAACGGTCGAGGAGGAAAGCTCAAAAAAAAACAACTAGAGGATTCGACCTGGTTGGAGTTCGCATTCTGTCTGTGTGAGCACCTGGGCTTTGCTCACCCGGACTACATGTTGCAGCCGGTTGGCCCGTTGAGTTGGGAGCAGTTCACAGATTGGCTGGCCCGGTACGAGCAGCAGCCCTGGGGCGAACGGCGAGCAGACGCCCGGGGAATCGCTCACACGATGGTTAGCCTGGCACCGTACAGCGACAAGCATACGAAGTTACCGCAGGGAGACTGGCCCTACTGGGAAGAAGAAAGCAGCGGCTGGGATAAGGCGGCGGCACTAGCAAGAATCAAAGCCTACAACGCAGAACACAATGGCCAAAGCAGTTAGCAAATTATCGATCCAGGTCAGCGCCAATACGATGGCGGTGACCAA